ATGTTTATATCGCAACCATTTGGTAAGACCGAATATGACTTATTCAAGTTTGAAGCGATAGATGACGGCGAATATGCAAACAAGCTATATAAGATATCTATCGCAAATATAAAGGCGTCCGCGGATGCGACGAATAAATACGGCACGTTTAACGTTCAAATAAGAGACTGGAACGATTCCGATATAACGCCAGTTATAATCGAGCAATTTACGAATTGTTCTTTAGATCCAGATTCCGACAATTATATTGCTAAGTTGATCGGTGATCGCAAGGTCTATTATCACTTTGATGAAATAGATCCTGTAGCCCGCCGTTTGGTCGCTTCGGGCAAATATCAAAATAATTCGAAATATGTCAGAGTCATAGTGAATGATGCTGTCAACAAAAAACAAATTCCCGAAAATGCTTTGCCTTTCGGATTCCACGGACCATCATTGTTGAAGACCAACAACAACCTTAACGCTTTGTCAGCTATTACACAAGGCGCAGGAAGATTGGGCGCCGCGGGTATATCAGCTACACATTTCCTGACAGGTTCTGTGTTGCCGCCTATACCATATCGTTATAAGGTGACCCGAGGTGCAGTATCGACTACGGGTACAGTCGCAGGTGCTCCTGGTACGACCGAAGTCACGATGCCATCGTTCTATTGGGGCGTTAAATTTGAAAGAAACTCGACCTCGCTTGCAGACGACGTTTTGAATCCAAATCTCATAGCTGAAAAGAATAATCTTCTTGCATCGTATACACGATTCACGGGCATCGACAAGCTAGACGCTCTACATACAGGTTCCAACGTCGACTTATTCAACAACAATAAGTTTACACTAGCTCGTGTTGCACTTCGAAACACTTCAACGGCAGACATCACGGGTTCGGCAGCGACACACATGAAGGAAACCGCTTATATAAGAAACGCAACGCCAGATTCTAGTGACTATTCTGTGTCTGACGGAGTGATCACCAACCGCGTAACTTTAGCAACGCTACTCGCAAAAACATCAGCAGCTAGTTTTAATCGCTTCTCGCAATTCGCTAAGTTTACAACATTCATGTACGGCGGCTTCGATGGCGTAAATTATCTAGATCGTGACGCGCGCCGTCTTAATGACAAATCTGTTTCTTTCGATTCCGATGCCTTGTCGACAGGTGGAGCAGCTTCCAACTATACTGTATCAGGTTTCGGAACAGCAGTTAACGGAACGGGTAGAGAAAACAATGGTGTCGCATCGTATAACGCAGCAACCGATATTATGACGGACCCATTTACGGTTGGTATTAATATTTTGGCGTTGCCAGGTATTCGTGAACCATATATTAACGATTTGACTTCAAAGAAAGTCAAGGATTATGGTTTAGCATTACATTTGATGGACATTCCGTCATACAACGACGATGGTAATCGTTTATACGATGATTCGACATCAAAACCAAGCGTGAAAGAAACCGTCGATGCGTTCGACGCGCGCGCAATTGACAACAACTATGTCGCGACTTACTTCCCTGACGTCTTTATAGATGACGCGACGAACGTAAGAAAAGTGAAGGTTCCTGCAACAATTGCTGCTTTAGGCGCGTTAGGCTTCAACGATAGAGTTGCTTATCCTTGGTTCGCTCCAGCTGGATTTAATAGAGCCGCCCTCGACTTCGTGTCAAACGTTGCTGTTCGACTTAATGTCAGCGACCGTGACCGTTTATATGATTCTCGCATTAATCCTATCGCTACATTCCCGCGTCTTGGATTTGTCATCTACGGACAAAAGACGCTGCAAGTTAGCAAGTCAGCGTTAGATCGTGTAAACGTTCGACGTCTTCTCCTCGAAGTGAAGAGAATCATCATCGGCATCGCAAATCGCATCGTCTTTGAACAAAATACTCCTGCGGTTCGCAACCGTTTCGTGTCGGACTCGGTCTTCCAGCTAGGTTTGATCCAGTCGCAAGCAGGTATCGAAGCCTTCCAGGTCGTGATGAATGAAACCAACAACACCCAGGAAGACATCGACCTTAACCGTCTAAATGGTCGCATCGTGGTTGTTCCGACAAGATCGATTGAATTCATTGCAATCGACTTCATCGTTACAAACGCAGGTGTGCAGTTCGTTTGAGAAATTTGAAATTAACTTAATAGTTAGATTAGCAGAATGGAGCATAGTAGATGGCACAAGTAAAACTAGGCGCAGCGGGCGTAACAGCAAACGAAATAGACATTTCAGGTCCTGTATCGGTACAACCAGTTGGCGTTCCTGCAGGTATCATAGGTACGGCAGTTCAAGGCCGCGCGTTCGTGCCAATCACCGTTGGTAGAACTGTAGATTTCGAAGCTAAGTTTGGAACAGTAGACAGTAAACACTTTGGTCCATTAGCTGTGCGTGAATGGCTACGAAACGCACAAGCAGTTACTTATCTTCGCGTTGCAGGTATTGGTGATGGTCTAAAGCGTCAAGATGCGAATGGAACTTATCCTGGTTCTGTTACGAACGCGGGCTTCGTCGTCGGCGAAAAACAGCCTAGCGGTACCCTTGGAAAACTAGATATAAATCCATTCGCGAACGCCAATGGCGATCTAGGTCGAACATATATGCTAGCTTGTTTGATGTCCGAATCTGCTGGTTCGACTTTCTTCAGCGATGCAGGATTACAGACGTCAGGACAAAACAAGGCAGCTCCTATATTGCGCGGCGTTTTGATGGCAGCGTCTGGCGTTCTATTACGATTATCTTCATCGGTGTCAGGTGTAGACTCTTCTGCTCCCACATCAGCGCAAGTTGGTTCTCTTTCCTCTACGCTCAAAGGCTCAGCTATCGGTTCTGTAGTTTTAACTGAAAATTCGATATCCAAGCAAGATTTCGTGTTGTTACTAAATGGACACAAAGGAACCGACGTAAACTATCCAAACGTCTTAACGGCCTCGTTCGATCCTACAGCCAACAATTACTTCTCAAATGTTTTCAATACAGATCCGCTTAAGATGCAAGAAGCCGGACATTATCTGTATGCGAATTGGGACATTCACTCGGCGGTTGGTACAGTAACAGGTTCGGGAGTTATATCTGGTTCCTTCGGCGCGAACGCAGCTTCTCCTTCCGGTAAGGCAGGTACTGAAACTGCAGTATTATTGCTGACATCGTCGCAAGCAAGAAACGTTGGAACTTCTACGGTACCCAACTTTGAGAGTTTCGAAGATCGTTTTGGATATGCAAAGTCGCCATGGATAATCTCGCAAAAGTTCGGTGGCAAGGCAGTCGATCTGTTTAAATTGCATGCCCTCGACGCAGGACAAGATGTTTCTTCTCTATACAAAATATCCATAGAAGATATTACTCCTTCGGCCGATTTAAACGACAAATATCCAACATTTACTGTTAAACTAAGAAGATTTAGTGATAGGGATTCGACGTCACAAGTTCTAGACAAAGAAAGTTATGTCTGTAACCTCAATCCAACGTCGAATCGTTATATTGCTAAAGTAATTGGAGACTTTAACGTCTACTACGATTTTGACAGAGACATAGAAGAACAAAAAATCGTTATAGAAGGAAACTATGCGAATCGTTCAAACTACGTCCGAGTCGAAGTCCACCCCGACGTCGAAAATGGTTTCGTCGATGCGACCGCGATGCCTATGGGTTTCCGTGGAGTTGCGCATCTCGTAACCTCCGGTTCAGCGGTTTTTAGCGCATTAAATGCCGCGACCGACAACGCCGCGGGCGGCGGTTCAACAGATCTAAACATACTTCGTAAGCTTACAACCCCGCCAGTTCCTTTCCGCAAAAAGGTAACGGATGGCATCATAGACGATGACAGAGAAACAGCAAATTCTGATTATTATTGGGGAACTCAATTCGAACATATAGAATTGATAACGAAACCAAACGCTAGCGATTTGAAGAACGCGTCAATCGAGTCCTTCGCTAAGTATTTCCCTGATTTTTCTACAGTTGCGAAACCTGTCTTTGTTGGTGATAACGCTGGTGCAGAAGATACTGCTGCGAACGGTATTATAGACGCAGATAGGTTCTGTAACAACATCTTTACGCTCGAACACATTCAGGTAGTCACAGGATCTAATACACGCGCTGATGTGCTCGAATGGGATGAAGCTGTTTACGTTCGTAAGGGCAATATCGAATCAAATGACGCCAATAAGACTAGAGCATTTAGCACTGCCGACTTGGTAGAAACAACCAACAGAAGATTCGCTAAGTTTACTCTGTTCATGCAAGGCGGTTTTAACGGTGTCAACATATTTGATATCGACGAATCTAACATCAACAACAACGCCGTGTCATCCGACATGGTGTTTGGTAACGATCGTTTGCTCAATGATGGTCCTAACGTCAAGGTTTACACGAAGGCGATCGACATTATGAAGAACACGACGAACGTCGATATTCAGTTATTGACGATTCCTGGATTGAGACATCCAGTCGTTACAGATTATGCCACCGTCGCGACCGAAGAACGCTTCGACGCGCTGTATATCATGGATATCGAGCAATACGACGTTAATGGCACAGACGCGGAAAATGAGATTCGTCAAGATTCTCAAATAACATCAGTTGCAAACACGATACAGAGTTTCCGCGATAGAAACATAGATTCTTCGTTTGCAGCCGCTTACTTCCCAGACGTTAATTATTCTGCGCCTGACGGCGTCAATCTATTCGTACCACCTTCGGTTTTGGTCCTCGGTGCTCTCTCGCTGAACGACGCAATCGGCCATCCATGGTTCGCCCCGGCTGGTTTCACAAGAGGCGCGTTACCTCAACAAGCCCTCGAAGCCCGCGTTAAACTTAAGCTAGAAGATCTAGACGCGCTATACAACGATCGTATTAATCCACTCGTCGCGTTCGTAGGAACTGCGAAAGAAGGTTTAGCACCGTCTTCGGGTCTATTGGTTTGGGGACAAAAGACGTTACAGATCGCAGCTTCTGCTCTTGATCGTGTTAACGTACGTCGTCTCCTCATCGAGATTCGTCGTCAAGTCCGCGAAATTGCTCAAACGATTATCTTCGAGCCAAATCGCGAAGCAACCCTCGCGCGATTCTCTGCGGCAGTTACGCCGAGATTGCAAAGAATCCAAGCGTTGTCTGGTCTTGAAAGATTCCGCGTTATCATCGATTCCTCGACAACAACGCAAGATGACATTCTTAACAATACTGTCCGCGGAAAGATCTTCGTTCAACCGACCAAGAGCATCGAGTTCGTCAGCCTCGACTTCGTCGTCGCGAACAATCTACAATCAGTTGCTTGATATTTTCAAAATCAATAAATAAAAACAGGTTTCTTAGATATTTAAAAAAGGTGACAGGAGAATAAAACCATGGCCGCAGAGACATTAGACGTAACATCGATGATTCCAAACAAGTTTGAACCAAAGCGTAAGAATAGATGGATTCTTATGATCGAAGGTATCGATGCATATATCATCAAGACAACATCACGTCCAACGATATCTACAGAAGAAGTTGAAGTTCCCTTCATCAATTCTCGTCGCTACCTCGCAGGTAAGACTTCGTTTGGTACGATCGCCGTTACACTTCACGACCCAATCGCTCCCTCAGGCGCTCAACAGGTCATGGAATGGGTCCGCACTCACTTCGAGTCGGTCTCCGGGCGCGCAGGCTACGCAGACTTCTACAAGCGCGACATCCAGCTCAAGCTCCTCGACCCAGTCGGTACAGTCGTCGAGCTCTGGGACATCAAAGGCGCCTTCATCACCGAAGCAAACTTCGGCGAAGTCACCTACGAAGACGGCGGCCCAATGGAAGTCTCAATGACACTCCGTTTCGACAACTGTGTGCTTCAGCTTTTT